GGTATTGAAATGAGCTTGTGAACGGAACCAAGGGAGATTTCCGCCGTTGGTGATGCTCACTGCATACGTGGTGTCCTCGAAATCCTCAACGATTCCCGTGTAGGCCACGTTCCACGGGCCGGATGGCGTGCAGTTGAGATCGAGGTTCCATGTGAACTGGTCGATGGTCTCGGTGTAACCCTGCACCATGAGGTTGATTGGCCCAGGCGGCAACCAGGATGGTGGATTGTTGATTTGGATTACGTCACCAGTGTCGAGGTGGGAAACCGTTTCCAGCTGAGAAGCCATCTTCGCCAGTACGAGATGCACCACCGGGTAGCGAGTCTCGTCCCACGTTCCTACATGAAGACGCCACCCCGCGTGATCCAGGGTTCGATCGTCGTCTTCAATGTTGATGGTGATGCTGTCCGTGTACCGGCCCACTCCGGATGGTGGAGTCTGCGTGGAGAGTGCTCCACTGTCGAGGCTGAGAGTTGAACTGCTTCCGTTCGTCCTCGTGACAGTTATGTCGTTGCGGACGGACTGGTCATCGTCGGTCGGCTCCAGTGGTGTTACGAGGCCGGGTGTCGCCGAGTAGTCGATAGCCAGAGACGGCGGCTGGTTGTTCAGGGAAATGTGGTTCCTCAGCTTGAACCCTACGTACTCACGCCCTTCGCAGAGGATTCCCTCGTCTGCGTTGGCCGTCTCCCTCAGGACATCGACGAACGCGGCTTCTTCCTGTGCGCCCATCACCTCGGTGCTGTCGCCTGTGGTGTAGGCGGTGATTCCCTCCTCGCCGCACAACCGTACGATCCGTGTGCTCGCCGTTTCGCCGAGGAATGCGTTGTCCGCTCCGTCGTAGATGAAAACGCCAGGAGCAGTAGAAGGGGGAGCGACGCCACCAACATCGAAGACCGCCAGGTGACCGATGACCATCCCCTGGAAGTCGCTGCCCCACGATCCCGAAACTCCGATTACGGTGCCGGGGGCACCGCTATACGAGGTGTTGGCGTACCACCAGGAATTAGTGTTGATATCGAACCATGCGGCGTTGACGTACGTGGTGAATCCACTGACTGCAGAGAAAATCTGCAGACGGTTCCACTTTCCTACGAACGCTGTGAGGGCTGCGGCAGTGGTGAAGAGGAAGAACGCCACCACGTTGCCGTCGATGTCGAGTGCCTGCACGCGGATTCCAGCGGTGGACACACGTAGGACTGCCTGTGTGATACCGCCTGTGGAGTCGGGGTTCAGGCGGACGCTGAGCATGGTCTGTTCGGTTGCAGGAAGTGCAGCCAGGTTGTAGACCATCTCCGCGTGCCAGCCGCCTGCTGCTGCGCCCTGCACAGCGCCTGTGATCGTCGAAAAGGACCCGAGCACAGGAAGGGGTGAAGAGCCCGACAGTGAACTGTCGGATGCGAATGTGAGCCCACTGACTGACAAGGGTGATCCGCCAGTAAGGGCGGAAGCCGCTTGAGTTGCTTCTGAGCCGTCTTCCATCGGCCAGTAAGCCTTCGGATTACCCGAAGGGATACGACGACGGAGAGTACTATCGAGAGACTTCGACCCCTGTGTCAACCTCCGTAGGACGCCAGACGCCTGAACCTCGGTGACGATGTCGTGCTTCGTTTCCCAGCGTGGTGCCCACGAAGTCGTTTCGCCGACGAAGCGTACTTGCCGGTTGGTCAGTGTTGCCCCGCCGCGGGTTGTCCACGTACGTCCCGTGCTGTCGGTGAAGCTGGTCGCGCCGGTGGTCTGCGTCGTGAAATCCGCGTTGGCGACAAGGGTTCCGTTGATGCCGTTGTAGAGCTGGAAGGCGTAGAACTTTCCAGCCGGGTCGATGAATGCGGTCGTGGATACGGCACCGACGAACAGAGCGCTCGTACCGGAAAATATGCTGGTGGTGCCGGTCAAGGTGTACGGAGCCTGGATTTGAGTCCATGGACCAGCTATGGATGGAGCAGTGTAGAAAGTTGCCGTCTTTCCGCCCGCACCATTGTTCGGAGAAAACGTGACTCTCATCGCCATGCGCCCCGAGGGTGGTGGCGTGGGGATCGTATTGATCTGCATGAAGGTGGATGTGGAGCCGTCCGCACTCCATACAAAGCTCGGCTTTCCGTTGTCGAGATAGAAGATCCACGACATCGCCGACGGGAAGTCCCACTTCCCGCACAGTTCCATCTGTCCGGACGGGGACCAGTCATTGAGCTGGGCCTCGATGCGGATGTCAATGTCACCCGTGATGTCAAGCACCCCCGTGTCGGGGGTACTGACACCGTCAGTGTTGCCGATAGTCTGCATATACGTCTGACCCGAGTTCACCGACACGCGAATCGGTGTGTTCCGCCCGGTCTGCCCGTAGAAAACGCTGTTGGGGTTACGAGGAGAGTACTTACCTGTGTTGTTGTCGAGCGTGAGCGTGCAGGTCCCGGGGTCGACGTCCTGTCCCCAGTCCGATCGGCCCCGCGTGATGCGTATCTGCTGCTCTGCACGAACGTCACTGGTGATATCGGTCCACGTGGACCCCAGCTTAAGTTCAACCGTGATGGGCAGGGGAGTGTTAGGGAAAGCCATCACTGCTCCTTGCGAACGTCACTGGCTACGTCGGTCCACACGGTGTCTGTCCGGATTTCGACGATAATCGGCAGCAAAGGAGCAGCGGTTTCCATTAACGCCCTCTCTGGCCGAGCGAGTTCTGAACATTTCCGCCACGGTGTGCAATTTCAGCGCGCAGCGGATCAAAGATCTGCCTTGCAATGACCTTTCCATCGAGAGTGATGGTCTGGTGCACAACGACGGGCCGTGGGGCTACTCCGCCACCGCCCATTCCGTTGGAGATGGGACGGCCGGAGTGCCTTGGCAGCATCGATGTCCAGGATGTGTTGGCCACCATGCGACGGGAGTCCGGGTTGGAGAACACGTGGCTTCCAACCGGCAGTCGGACGAGTTCCGGTCCGTGTTCGCCGGTCCAGGTCAGGCCGCCACGAAGACCGCCAGATGCAGCAGCACCGACAACACCGCCAGATGCCTTCTTCCCGACCGCCTTGGCGAGGATCTTCTCCATGACGCGGCTCAAGCTGAGCATGGCCTTCTGGAGCCGGTCCTGTGCCGCGGTGAGAGCGCGGACGACCTTCTCCTGGTTCTTGATCGCGTCTCCGTACACGGCATTGGCGGCGTTCTGGCCAGCCTTGGCTGCAGAGGAGTTGATCTGCGACTGCAGGCTGTTCATTGACTTGATCTCAGACGACGAAGCACCCATGAGGGCGGTTGCCGTCTGAAGACCGCCGTTGTCAATACCGGCTTCGGCGATCTGCTGAATCAGGTCCTTTGAAAGGCCACGCTTTTGCAGAGTCGACAAGGCGTTTGCGAAGCTGCTTGCCTTGTCTCGCGAAGAGGTGAGACCCGCCATGACCGAGGACACGGTGACCCGGGCTCCGCCAGATGCGCCCTTGGTGATGTCCGAAGCGGACAGAACGCCGCTTTGTACAGCACTGGACAGCTGGGATGCCGAGTTCTTCAGGTCGTCGAGCTTGCTCTTGGCTGAATCCAAAGACTGAGTGACCTTGTACAGCTGCTTGTCGTAATTGATCAAGCCCTTGCCAGCGATCGTCAGCTGCCGCATCAGATACGACTCTTGACGACCGGAGAATCCGGCCTTGATCTGATCGCTCAGATCGTTCAGAGAAGCAACCAGGGTGCCAAGATCCGGTGGAGTCGCAAGAGCCTTGTCAGTGGGCGTCATCGTGTAGCCCGCGTATCGCCCGAACCAGGAAATGCCAAGATTCCCTGAGATGGTGCTCCGTGCGTCACGAGCGTTCTGCGACAGGCCACCACTTGCGAATCCTGGAAGCCCATTGGCGCTTCCGGAGTTCACGGCCTGCATGAAGTGGAGACCGTACTTTCGTACAGCCGCAGCCCGCATCACGAACTCGCCCCTGGACAAGCGTGCCAGGATGCTGTCCGAGGTGGTGGTTCCCGGACCGCTCAGAATCTGACCGGAGATCGAGCCGCCGGTGGCGAACCCGCGGCGAGCGATCTGCTCGGCGGATCCACCTGTGGCACCGCCACCGAACCGCTGAGCCTGTTGACGCAGCGCGTCGGCCTGCCCTTGTGGTGCCGTGAAGATCGTCTCCATCACGTCCCGGTGGACGGTGGTGATGGTGATGGTCTTTCCGGTCAGGGCACGGACCCATCCCTGGATCGCCGCGATGACGCCGGAAGCGCGGTCCGCCGCCGACATGGTGATGCTCTTGCCCTTCAGGGCATCGCGTGCCGCCTGGACCTCGGCGAGCTTCTCGCTGGCGCTGCCCGTCTTGGCGGTGATGGTGATGGTTCCATCGGGAAGACGCTGTACCTGGAATCCCAGAGTCTCCAGGAGCCGCTGAGCATCGCCGCTGAGCGCCTTGACGGTGATTGTCTTGGCACCAGGGGTCGCCTGCATTGCGGCTACGACAGCGTCCAGGCTGGTGATCGCATCGGACGTGTTGGCCTTGATGACCAAGTCCTTGCTTGGCGGAATGCCGAGGATCTGGTTGGCCAGATCCTTCGCCTGACTTGTCGTCAAGCCCATACCGTGGCCGAGCTTGACGATGCTGCTGTACCCGTCGTCCCAGTTCTTCTTCACCTGGGCCCACGGGGCGTTGGCGGAGATCGCCTTGTCCGTGGCGTCCTTGGTGCTGGAAGCAATCTTCGACAGCAGTTCGTACGCCTTGCGCCCCGATTCAGTGGTCAGGTCGAGCTGACCCTTGTTCATGCTCAGGGCATGGGTGTAGCTCTTGGCACCCTTTTGGGCGTCAGCGATGGCCTGCTGCTCAGCCGACTGCGAGTCGAGGTAGTTCCGGTTCTGTTCGGCAAGGGCCTCGATGGCATTCAGCAGGTTCTTGTAGGCGTCGGCTTCCTTGTTGACGGTAGTGGCGTTGTCGCCCTCTGCTGCCGAGACAGCAGAAAGGATATCCTGACGATCCTTCAGGAGCTGGTTGAGGTTGTCCTTGGCCTGGTTCTTGATGGGCGACGGAAGGTTCTTGTTCTGCAGAAGTGACTGCTGATCCTTGATCTCAGCGTTTACTTCCTTGAGCCTGTCCTTCAGCTGCGTGATGTTCATCAGAGACAGCTGGGAGGAATTACCGAAAGAAGTGCCGAGCTTGTTGAATCCAGCGATGGCGTTGGCAAGATGCTGAGGAATGTTGAACAGCAGGTGGTCCAGGGCCTGGAACACGCCCGATACGACATTGAGTGCACCCGTGAACAGGCGGAAGATGCCGATCATGAGAAGCGAAGCGGTTCCGCTCTTGAGCATCGCTGACGAGAATTCGCCGATCGATTCAAGAACGTTGCGGATCTCGTTGCCAAGAACCACCCATGCTCGCGCGATGTTCTGATCGTTGCCCTGGGTGATGATGCGCATCATGTTGCCGAACCCAGTGCCAATCGAGCCCATGGCGGCGCGGAATCCAGCCATGGCCTGCTTCGAGTTCTGAAGCGCGTATACGACGCCTGGCATGGCCTTTTGCGCAAGATCGGTGATAGCGCCAACGAAGTTCTTCACCAGTGGTGCTGTGGCGGCGAACGCCGACTTCAGGGCCGGTGCCATCTGCCGGGCGGCAATGCTGACCTGCAGCATCCCCTGAGACAGAGCGTCCTGAAGCGGGAGTGCGGAGTCGCGCAGAACCGAGCCGAGGGTGCTCTTCATCTGGGTGAAGGCATCCTTGACCTGGTTGCTGCCCTTCAGGGCGTATGCACCCAGTGCGATGAAACCACCCGCAAGGGCGGTTGTCAGGATAGCGCCCAGGGCCTGAGCCGCAGGCCCAATCAGGGCGATGACGGCCAGGAAGATCCACATGGCCTGCGGGAGTTTTGCGAGCCTTTCACCGAAGCGCCCCATGGCACCAGTCATGATGCCAAGCGCTGCAGCGCCACGAGCAATTCCGCGGGCTCCCCAGTCCGCCAGAGCGGCCAATGTCCTTCGGAAGAGGCCAGCGTCTCGGTTCGCGTTGCGGATGTAGCCGCCGAAGAGCATGAATCTCGACGCGAGACGAGTGATGAAGTTTCCGTCGCCGCTCAACAGCCGCATGCGTGCGCGCAGCAGGTCCAGATCGCGCGTCATCGAACGGTACGTGGACCGTGTCAGGTCGCCATCCCGACGAGCATTTCGCAGGCCCTGAGAGACAAGGATGATGTCTCGGTTCAGGTCCCGAAGACCGCGCTGGGTTAGGGCTCCGTCGTCTGTCATGGCGCGCATACGCACGCCGAGGGAGTCAATGTCGCTGCCGAGTCGGCGGAAGTTCTGTCCGACCCCGTTGGTTCCGTTGCCAGCGTTACGGATGTTCTGATCCAGCCGGTGGATCTGCGCGTTGATGCGCGACAGCTCGCCTTGGGAAAGGTCCCGGACTCGGACAGTTAGTGTGATGTCATCAGCCATCGCGACTGCCCTCCTCCGGGTGCGCCATCTGGTAGATCTGGACCAGCTGGATCACTTCCACATCCTCTTCGAGGATTTCGCTGGGAAGTTTGTGGAAGAACTTGCACAGGCTGATCAGGAGTTCAGCCCGTTCAAGTTCCTTCGGCTTCCTTACAACGTTTCCGTCGGAATCGACACCACCAGGGGATTCTCGCCAGTCACGGACTTTTTTTCCGTCTTGTCCGGTACCGTGGCCAGCGCTTCCGTCCAGGCGTTGATGATGAACATGTTCATCACGAAGTCGTTGGTGACGACACCCTCGTATGTGGTCGGTACGAGGTCGCCGGTCTCCTCGTCGACCAGGTTCCACGAGACAAGATGGTCCGCGAACAGGCGGAGCATCCCCTCGGTTTCCCGGTCTCCCTCAGCGTTCGGGGCGCTGAGGGAGACGATTTCGAGGTACTCGCCGGTGGTGAGGCCGCGGACCTTGACCTGAAGGCCCTCGTACTCGGTTCCTTCGAAGTCGAGGTTGTAGAGCTTGCGCCTGCGCTTGTACTGCATGATTTCTCCCCGGTAGTAGGGCACGAAAAAGCCCACCGCATCCGCGATGGACTGCCGAAGAAATGTCTATTTAGCTGCTAAGCCCAGGTAGGTACTGTGCCATCGGCGAGACTGCCGGGAACCGCGAAGGTGAGCTCGCCAGTGTCCGAACGGGTCAGCGGGTAGTCCGTGAAGAGAACTTCGTTGGGAAGCGACTTGCCGCCAACAGTGATCGACACAGTGCGGTTCACGGAAGTCGACGGAACTGTCTTGAAGACGTCGTGCGACTTGTTGGCTGCCGGGTTGAAGACACCGGTCAAAGTGATGGTGAAGTCGGCCAGGAGGAGCAGACGCTCAACCGCCGACTTGTCGATGCCGGTTACTTCCTGAACGGCACGTGGAGTGGTGAACTCCAGGTGGGTAATGTCGTTGCGGATGTCCTGCGGAGTGCCACTGCTGTCATCGACCGACAGCGTGGTCCACGCCAAGCCGGACTGCTTTGCCAAGGGAATCACGACCTCTCTGGGTTACTGTTTTCCTGCTCAGGAGACGTCCGGCTCGGAGTGATCCTCTACCGTTTCCTGAAGTTTCTTGAGAACGTTCAGGATCTGCAGCTGCTGCTCGTTGATCGTGAGCAGTTCCTGGCTGTTCTCGTGTGTGGCAAGCGCCAACTCGGACGCGATACGGTCGCCGCGGTTCGCAGCAATCTGCAGGATGATCCCCTGAACAGCCGCAACGCAGGAAAGACCAAGGTTCAAGTGAAGTTCGTCGGGGTCATGGACGAAGAGAATCCACCCGATGACGAAAGCGGACACGAGGCCGAGCATTGTCCAGGTGCCGAACGCCGTCTTCAGTGCGTCGGATGCACGCTCTCCCAGGTCCAGATCGCTTCCGGTACGTACATGAGGGTGGTGCTCCCAGAGCGGCTTCCTGACAGCGTTCACGGCTACCCTCGATCTATCTGGTGGGCCAGCTTGTCCTGGTGCTCGGCAAAGTCCTCCAGCCAAAACTCCGGACGCGTATGCCGACGGACAGCGCCTGTTGGATTGCCGCGGTAGTCCCCGTCCCTGGCGATGTAAATCTCCTGCTTGTCGAGCAGTCGCCGGTGCTCTGATGCACGGAAGCAGGGCTGTCCGGATTCGAATACCAGCCAGTGCTCGTTCTCCGAGATATCAAGCTCGCGGAACTTGCGGCCAGAAGTCTTGGCCACGTGGAGCATCTCGGGCGGAAGTCCCTCGACCCTGACGCGCCAGCCGTTCACGTAGTCCGGGCAATCAACCTGCCGACAGGTTGCCGGTTCCCAGTGAGTGCTCAGGGGAGACACGATCTGGTACGTCTTGTAGTCCATGACGCCGCCCTGCAGCGGAATCCTGTTCATGTACTGCATGAGATCTCCCCGAATGATCGCCGGTCAGAAGACGATTCCGGCAGTGGCGTTCTTCACCAGGCAGACAGCGAAGGCGGCCGAGGTGAATCCGCCGGTGGTCGTTGTGGATGCACGTACGTACTGTCGGATGGTCGCCGTGTTGGACAGCGCGATTCTCTGTCCCTGCCGTCCACTCGTCACCTGAGAGAACGTGAAGCTGGCGACGTCCGCGAAGGTTGTGTTGTCGGCGCTGTCCTGAATTTTTACGGTGCAGTCCGTTCCGGTGAAACCGAAGACCTGCAGATAAGCCTGACCGCCAAAATTGGAAGATGCCAAGGTGTCGACCGACGATCCGTTGGTGGCTGCGGTGTCCGTACGGATTCCTGCAGTGAGGCTGATGCCCCATTCAAGGCCGTATCCATTGGCGTCCGCGGTCACCTTGAGGGTGAGCTTGCCGTCATCGGCACGCGTCATGTCGTAGTTCAGCTGCTTCCCTACCAGGGCGGCGACGGGGCCGCCGAGCGTAGTTCCGCGGAAGTACATGAGGTTCACGTCGGTGGTGGGAAGACCTGCGAGCGCGGTGTGCTCAGTGAACGTGATACCAGGGGTGTCCGGGTTGAAGAATGACGTCCATTCGATATGGCCGTCCCGGTTACCGCCGATGCGCTCGTATGCCGCCTTGTTGATCCCTGTGACGTCGATGAGCGCAGGACCGCCACTGATACT